GCAAATACATCACCTGCCGGGCAGCTTGTTAAAAATTGTGTTACTGAATTACCATCTTGTAAAGTTATAGATTGAGTAGTTGCACCATCGTTTTCTAAAATGATTCCTCTTAATCTAGTTCTTCCTGCAAATACAGCTCCGGTAGCCGTAATTCTTACTGCTTTTACATCTGATTTCATACCCATGTATATTCTCCTTAAAAATTTATGTGGGGCCGAAGCCCCACACTAAATTAATTATTAGTTACTCTCTGCGCCAGAGTCAGCAACTGTGTAAGTGAAAACACCTACAATAGTTCCGCCTGTAGCTGCAGAAGCACCAACTTTACCTGTTACAGTAACGTCAGCTGCGATTCCATCACCATCAACTAATGCACCATCAGCTCCTTTTAAAGAACCTTTAGTATCAGCGTCTACTTCGTTGAAGAAACCATCATCATCTGCTGAAGTTCCAATATCAACAGTTGGGTTAGTTCCACCTGTTGCTCCACCAATTGTCATAAATGAAATTGGTACAGCACCTGCTGGTAATACAAAGTCATTACCTGAAGATGATGAAGTTCCAACTTTAACTGCTGTTGCAGAAGCTGCTGTTGGGTCAAATGCAATAACTTCTGATAAAGTTACAACACTTGGAGTTGAGTTACCTTTTCCAGCACCGCCATTTGATCTAACGATACCTTGAAATGTAGTTGTTGCCATAGTTTTATCCTCCTAATTATATTGATATAGTTGTTAGGCCAATCGACTATACTCGTCTATATCAATTTATGTATAGTGATTAATTTATATATGAAATTATAGAAAAGTGCAAGAAATCCCTACAGGAAAAAGGTGTTTTCCGATGCTGTAGAGTCCTTAATTAACCAGCGTAAAGATGAATTTCTTCGTCTTTAGGGTTTTTAGGGCTCGCTTGTTCTGCTAAGATTTCTCTGATCGTTTTCTTGATCGCATCTCCTAGCACTGACATTTCTGGTGTTATGTTTCCGCCGTTTTTAAGAAACAGTTCATTCCATTTAGACTCGAACTGTATTTTCCTCGCGAACAACGCCATCTTGCCTTGGGCCATCCTTAACCTCCTCATAGGTTATATAAAAATCATTTACAGTACTTGAGTATTGTAAATCATTTGGTTCCCAATTTATATCATTTTTTCCTAGAAAGTCAATGATGTGTTTATGAACGATATCTATTGAATCTACTTCTTTTTCAGATTCAAAATTAAATTTAGTTTGTAGTTTTTTAGTGAATATTTGTACGAGATATTTAAATTTCATGGTTTTTTCTTTCTATATTTAAATTGAGGCGGGATTGTGTCCCGCCTCAAAATTATTGATTAAGCACCTGGTGATGCAAAAATACCTCTAGGGTCTGATACGCCAAATACGTATCTTTCTCTAGCTTTGTATCTTACGTTTCCAGTATCGAAATCGCCTTCCATTTTTGTAGTTAATGGAGCTCTTTCCATATGCTTCATTCCATTTGGCACGTCTGTAGTGATATAGAACGCATCAGTGTCAGTTAAGTAGTGGTTTACTACATAACCGCCAGGGACCATGCCCATGTTTCTGATAGCGTTTATGTCATTATCAGCAGTTCCAACTCTTTGAGCAGAGTTCATTAATCTGTCCGCAGTAAACTGAAGAGCAGATGGAACGATCATCTTCACAGCTTTCGCAGCGATCTTTAAACCTCTTTCATCAGTAAGAGCAGCGATGTCAATCATTGCTTGTTCTAATGAAGTTTCGTTTAAGTCCGCAGCAGTTGTCAACGTATTTTTGAAAGTTCCATTAATAGTTGGGTGAGCTGTGTTGAAAAGAGTTACACCATCACCTGAATTGAAACTTCCTCCAGGTAAACCATTGTTTAATGGTGCAGCTGCTTTAACTTGTTTAGTTTGAGCCATAGATCTTGCCAAAGCTTTTGTATATCTTGAAGCAAGTCTGTCATACAAGTTATCCTCAATCGCTTCCTCAGTGATAGAGAACCCAAGAGCTACTGTCTCGTGAGTATATCTAGCTGTGAAAGTTTCTTGAGCAGAGTCGTACACAATACCAGAACCTTCTGGTTTAACTTGTGCTTGACCGAAACCTGACAACATAACTTCTTCTTCAAAAGCTCTGTCAGATGACTCAGTTGTGTATATTTCAGCATGTTCTTGTTCATACTGTTTATACTCCAGGCCGAATAAAGCATTCAAACCTGGCTCTAGTTCTTTGACTAGTTGATTACGTGATATCGCCATAGTTTATTACTCCTTATTAGATACCTGTTTGAGTGTTATAGAAGTGTTCGTTGATTACAACTCTCCAAACAACGTTTGCAGATGTTAAATCATCGTTTTCTTCGTCTCTTGACACTCCTACGATTTTTAATTGTTGAGCAGTTGTGTTCAAAGTACTGTCATCTAGAGTTGTTCTAGAGATGTAATTTGGACTTGCTCCAGCTAAATAAGAGATTTCAGCTGTGTTACCAACATCTGTTTGAGCTGATGCACCAGAATTGTTAGATCTAATTTCGTAGACCTGATTTGGATCATCAGTAACAAACGCAACTATATCAGTAGCTGTATTAGAGCCTTGAAGATAGTTTTGGAATGTTGGCTTACTAGTTGTTGCGTCAGTGTAGAACACTCCGTTTAACGAACCTAGGTTGTGAGTAGTAGCCGCAGCTGCTACAGCAGCATATCCTGTCGCAGCCATTGCAACCATATCTTGGTTGTAAATAGCTGTTGAAGAAGCCGCTACTGGGTATTCACCTAGACCGCCAGCGTCGTAATTCTGACCGACTTTTTTTAATGGTTTCAAACCGAAACCAGTCGATGAACTATTAGCCATAGTCTTTTCTCCTTATATGTACCTGCCCCTAAGGGCCTCCAGTACGGTTTATTTGTTTCGCTGGTTTCTAAAAATGTTTAAATCTTCTTAGAGCCACCGAAGGTTACACGAGTATTTCTATCTACATCGATAGGCATACTCTTATGCTGTTCCTTCGCGAGTTCGGCGTCAATTGCAGCTTGTTGTTCTTGAGCTTGTCTTTGATAATACTCAGCTCTTTGCTGCGCGATCTCCTCAGGTACCCTTGTCAGCACAAGGCCTCCGTGCCCGATCACCCCTGCGTATTTGCCGTCTTGTACTACGGGAAAATCTTCTTCTGGATATTCATCTGCTCGAACTAATTCGTAACCAGATCTTAAACGACCTTGTACGTTTTTAGTATCGACAAATCCGAGAATCTCTACCCTGACCCATCTGTGTCTGTAGCCGTTCGGCGCGTTGGGCGTATCTAAGTACGATGGTGGAGTCCAAACTTTTGGTCTCTCTTTTGGAGCTACCGTTTTTGCTTGTGCTTCTACTTTCGTAGAATCACTTTTTCTAGTTTGACTCGCACGAGTTGGTTGTTTCTTTTCTTCCATATGCCTATACCTCCTTCGTGTTCATAAGTTGTTTCGCATATTCTTCTAGTGGCACTCCTAATTTTTTAGCAATTGCTACTTGTGAGGAAGTGAGTCTCACAGATTTACGACTAGTCTTTGGACTACGCGTTGCAGAGGCAACGGTTTGTGTAGGTTTACTAGTTTGTTTAACCTCAGGTTTATCAAATTTATGCGGAAATTCAAGTCTTATTCTTTTATCAATTTCTGCATAATATTCTTCAGACCTAGGGTCAATTCCTTCTTCTTCAGTAAGTTTTCTGTGTAAATCGAACGCAGTATACGTCATTGCACTATCCTTACCGAACCATTCATTGTTTTCAGCCCAAGCCTCTGCCCTTGGATCAGGGGGAGTTTGAACTTGTTGTTGTGGTTGTTGATATAATTGTGGGTTTTGAACAACTTGTTCTTTAGCCGCTGTTTCTTGCATTTGTTGTGCAGTTTTTAATTCAGCTAATTTACCTTGTTCATAACCTAATTGAGAGATAGCAGTTAGTGCTTCTGTTTCAGCTTTAGGGTCATCGTTTTGTCTTGCTGCTCTTAATTTCTCTTGAGCCGCTGCCAAAGAAGAAGTAATTCTTCCTTCCATTTCTGAAACATAATTTTTATCTAAAGAATCTGCTGTAGATTTAAATCTGTCTCTTTCCCTTTTAACACTTTCAGCAAAACGCAAAGCTTCTTCTTTTTGCCTTTCGGCTTCACGCATTCTTTTTGTTAATTTAGCTATTCGCTTCTTAACACCTTCAGAATACTCTTCAATCTGCTTACTGTTGTCTTCTTGTTTATCACCTTCTTGAACAGTAGATTGCTCCACAGGTTTCTCAGATGAGTCATCGGCGCTACCACCGTCTTTAAGTTCTTTTGTATCATTACTTGTGTCCTCCGTAGATTGTTCTACAATCTCTTCTGTTTGTTCTTCTGGCAGTTCTATTTCCGCACCCGGACCAGATGTGTCAATATCAACTGTTTTGTTTTCTTCTTGCATAGTATCTCCTATGATTGTTAAAATTCGTGGTATATACTTTCAGGACTATCCACGGTTGCTAAAACTTCATCATCATTGAGAAGTCTTATCTCGCCCCCATCTATTTTAATTCGTGATCCTGCATATCTTGCAAAGATAATCCAATCACCTTTCTTACACCAAGGACCTTCTGGGTATCTTTCTTTATCATAGCAGTGTGGGCCCATATCTAAAACTAAACCACAAGTCGATGCTACTTGTGATCGTTCAACTGTTGTATCTGCTAATAATATTCCGCCTTTAGTTTTTTCTTTTTGTTTAAAAGGTAAAACTAAAATTCTCCAACCTGTAGGTTTAGGTAATTTTTCTTTTTCTAAATCTTTTTCTTCTTTTTTAACACCAACAAGTTCTTTATTTGGTAGAACTATCTTTGGATTTGATGCTGATGATTGTTCCGTTTTCGTCATTTTGCTCCTTTTGTTTTAGCAGGCTAGATATCTCCTGTAATAAGTACTGATAGGTACGTATCTGACCTAACATATACTGGTATTTTTCCATATTGTCAACACCACCAGAAACCATGGCAGTGACAACATCGTCATGTCTTAACTTAATTACTCTTCTTATTTTTTCTACGAATTCCATTCTTTTTACCTTTCATTGTTAATTTAGACTCTATATACTCGAAAAAACTATCAAGTCCACCTAATATTTTATACATGAAATTATCAAACATTAGCAATTCCACTTTCTAAGTGACTTATTAATTCTTGAATTTGGGTCTCTTGCTGTTTTAGCTGAAGTTAATCTTTTTTTCATTCCAGTCATTCTAGCACAAAAACTTTTTCTACGATTCGCAGCTTTAGATCCTGCTTTTAATTTTGATGGTTTAGTTGTAACTGCAGTTTTTAATTTTGATCCAGGGTTTGCTGCTCTATAAGATGCAACTCCTTTTTTATTTAAACCACCACTAGGTGATTTACCTTCTTTTCTTTGCCATGCTGGTGTCTTTGCCATTATTTTTTCCTCGTAAATGTTTTAACATTTTTAGGTTTAGGTCCA